AGCGCCAACTTCATACGGCCAAACTGACCCGCCGCCGTGTTCGCAGCGTCCGTGGCGGCACCACCCGTGGTTTTGCCCAACTTGGCCATGACCTCCTCAAACGATGCGCCGTCCTTGATTAGTTGGCGATACTCAGGCGCTAAACGGCCAAGGGCGGTCATGTTGCCCCCGTAGGCCTTCTCCAGAGCGCTCACAACGCTTTCTAACGGCTTTCCCGTGGCTGCAGCAATGTCCATAGCCTGAGTTGCTAATTCCTGCGCTTTAGTGACAGAACCCGTAGCCCTCGACAACCTCTGAAGGGCTGGACGAAGTTGGTCGTCGGCAATGCCGAGCAATTTGCCTTGTTCGGACACCCAATCTTCGACGGCAGCAATCTGGGCATCAGTAGCGCCCGTGGTCTTACGCAAATTATTGGCTAACAGATCCTGTGCTGCCGCGTCCTCAATAGCGCCTTTGGTGGCGTCAAACAAGGCCGCGCCGACACCAGCCAACGCCGCTGCCGCTGGCACGGCTGCTTTCTTAATAGCAAACTGAGCCTTTTGGCCTGCGGTTTCAAGCTGGGCAAACTCTTTACGGGCTTTGGCAATGCCGTCGCCAACAAACTCCGTAATAATCGGGATACTAATAGCCATTAGCGCAACCTGTCCTGTACTTGCCTCATCACATCCTTGACGAGTTTTTCTACGTTTGCAAGCACTTCTGCTTCATGCTTGAGATAGGCCTTCCACAAAAAACGACCGGGTAAACCGTAGCGGGCGCTTAACTCTTGAACCATTTGGCGGCCACGCTCGGTAGGCACAGGGCCTTTACCTGACATTTCAACCACCAGCGCATCAGGATGATTCCATCGAATACCAAAAGTCGCAAGGCCTGAAGTGAACCCACCAAAAGACCGTGGCGTTTTGCCTGAAACAAACGCTTTCATAGCTTTATCTGATTTGTTGTCCTGCCACGGAAAAACACCGGCACGACCACCGGGTTTCCAGCTGTACTGCATACCCGACAAGGGTGGTTTTTCAGGTGTTGATGCTCGAGCCGCCGTTATCACGGGTGCCACAATTTCTTGATAGTCCTTAGTGATCTGGCGACGTGCAACTTTGTCAATCTTGTTTAACTCGCGCAAAGCTTCTTTTAAACCAACCATTTCAAATGAATTGTCGCTAACGGTGGCGGCCACGTTTTGCTTCTTTCGCTTGTTCGTTTAACACGTCAATGACTGTTGCCAGATCTTGACTGTCAAATGGTATGTGATGAGGCCAATACCCGGTGACGACCAGCACTTCGGCTAGTTGTCTTGAGTAGCTGCCTCTTCGGAAGGGTTTGCGGTTTCCTCGCTTACAACGTCAATGCCGTCAAGTTTCTTTAGGTATTCGTCAAATGACAAAGGCACCGTAATACTTGACTGTTTACACGACTCGTAAGCCAAAAAGGCCAGATGCTCAAGGGCGATACCTTGGGCAAGATCTGAGGCTTTTATTTTGAACTTGCGTTCCATCGCAACGACCGTAAACAGGTTGGTCGTTACCTCGTATTCTTGGCCGTCGTTTTGTTGGACTCGTAATGTGATTTTCATAGTTTCTCCCTACGTTGTTTTTGTTTACGGTGCGGTGACGTCGCGGGCGAATGTTCCACCCGTGAATGTCACTTCGACTGTGGCGAGTTCGCCAACCGTTGAGTTAATCGGCGTAAACGTTTCAAGGTATGCGCCTGTGATGGTGTACTCAGGGTTGGTGGCCGATTCGGTGGTTCCGCTAGGCGAAATGACAAGAGTGCTGCTTTTGCCGACCATGGCGAACAGTGCAGCTTCGGTTTCGCTGGTTGCGCCCGTACCGCCGTAAGCGAGGAACAACGTCATGCTGACCTCAACTGACTGAAGGCCTGCCACGAATGTGCGGCCTGTGTCGCCAAAGCTGGTGGATTCGAGCGCGTCGTTTCCGATGGTCAATGTGATCTGGTTTGCCTCAGCACTCAAGTCGTATGTGGTTGCGCCTTGGGTGATGTTGATGGTGGCGTTGCTGAGAAATGTAGTTGGCATTTCGTATCCTTTGTTTAGTTGCGTCGAACGGCCACACGGGCTGTGAGGTCGTAAGTTGGGAGGTCTTGCCCACCGACCGACACCACACCGGGTGCCAAATCAGTAACGGCAATCGCCGAGTTCATTATTTGATCAGCGATAGTCATGAGGTAATCCCCCGCATCTTGGTTACCGGGGGGTGGTGCCAAAATGCGAAGGCGAAGGGTGATGTCGCCCACGTTGTATGTAAACGCCGACACCGTAGGCAACTCGATAAACACCGACATAGGGCGGGCATTACGCGGATCAGTAACAGGTTTCAAGCCAAGACCCGTCAGCGCCGTTTTCACAGCGTTTACAGAATCAACAAGAATGCCCGATGCTGGCATTACGCAACCTGCGCCCTACCACAACCAAGCAGCTGCATAATACGACCCAACGTAGACGGCACAGGGAACGAACCCATAGCGTCAAACGAAGCAAACGAATCCACCGAACCACGCTCACGATAAAGCGTGGCGGCATACATAATTGTCCCTAGTTTGACATCGGCGCTAGGCACCGTAGTCATTGAGTCGATGTAGCCAGCCTCACGGCGTTTGCGATAGCACCAAGCGTTGCTGGCGCTTACACAAACTGTCACGAATGCGGTGTCGTTGGCGGTTGCCACGTCAATACCGAGCCACGACAACACATCTGAAGCGATGATCCACGACACAGATTGTGTGTAGGTCAAAGTGCCAGATGCCGCCCCGTAGGCCACGTCTGTGCCGGTGTTCGCGTAAACAATTTGGTTTGGGCGGGGAATGTCGTAGTCAAACAACAATTCGCCCTCTTGCGTGGTGCCTTCGAAGTAGTACGGCTCTGTGGAGATGACTACTGCGGTGGCGTTGAATCCTGTGGTTGCGACGCCTGAAATGGTGACGGTGTCGCCTGTTTGAACCTCAAGGTCGGTCAGGGTCTGAATGGCGGCGTAGTTATCCGTGCGTTGTACGAACGTGATTGTTGCGACAGCCATTGCAGACCCTTCCCCTACCTAGTAACCGATTAGACGGTGAAGTTGAACTTGACGAACTTGGTTGAGTCAATCATCAAGGCTGCGAAGTAACCGCGGAAAGCGATTGTGCGCGACAGCGTTGATGGTGAATCGATGCTGATTGCGCCCTTCTGCTGTTCGTACAGTTCGTAGCCAGATGCGTCACCGACGATGGCGGTTCCGCTTGCGAAGTTGCGATCTACAACTACCTGCAAGCCAAATGCGTTACCGTTTGCTTGTCCCGGTGCAAGGTTGCCAAATGCGTTCATTGGGCCAACCTGTGGGAATAGCGGACGGTTTGCGTCGTCTGACAAAGCCAAGAGGTCTTGCCAAATGCCGGGAGCCAGGAACAAGTGTGTTGGCAGGTTGCCGTTGCTGGACGACAAGATTGTCGCTGCGGCTTGTGCTACTTCTGCTGACCATACTTCAGGCTTTGCAACGTCTGCGGTTGCGAAGTTCTGTGTGACGGTTGCGCCGGTTGCGAGTGTGTCTGCTGCGTAGTTGTCGGTGGCGTTTGCGTAGATGCGGCCCATGTCGTCAAGAACGACGGACAAAACTGCTGGATCTGACCAATCGATGTCGGCTTCAGAAATGTTTACATAACCACCGAAGATTTGCTTGGTTACTTGGTTGTTGAAAACGACCATTGTGCCTTGGCTTGGTGACTGCTCACCGATGGATGCGCCGATGGTGACGTGTGTGGTCACTTCTGGACGGATGAACACCTTGCCACCTGCGGGCATTGCGCGTACGCCAACTGCATCAACGACTGGGCGACGGCCGATGAAGTTGTTGTAAACAGGGGACACGATTGGGGTTGGCAAGATGCCGGGTGTGTCGGTTGTGACAATGTCTGGTGCGCCTGCGCGAAGTGCTTGGCTCATTTCGTGCCATGCGGAACCGCCTGCAATTGCTGCGGCGATGTATTCAACTGCTGTTGGCAATTCAACGTGCTTTTTTGCTTGTGCAAACACGATTGGTGCTGTTGGAACGATTTCAGCCGAAGCCTCAACCGCTGGGGTTTCTTGTGACATGGTTTCCTCCTCAGGAATGTCATTGGGTTGGGTTTCGTCTGCCTCATCCTCTTCAGGTTGTGAGGCGGCGATTTCTGTGATTACAGCATCCGCGAAAGCGGGCTGGGCCACGAGACTTATTTCGACAAGGTTGGCTTTGGAAACAACCATTGTGCCGTTCTTGTCGTATTTGAACTTGATGGGGATTGCGCCGACGCTGACGGAGTCATACGCGCCAGCCTTCACTAGCTCGATGGCTTCGTCTGATGCGCGAGTCTTAGCAAACTTGGCTGTAAACAGCAAGCCTTCTTCGGCTTCAACTAACTCGGTGACAACACCACGCAGCTGCGTCATGTCGTGACCCTCAATCAGTTTTGGTGCTTTAGCGTTTACGTCAAATGCGCCACGGCGAAACATGACAGATTCGCCACTCGACACCGTTGCAGGCGTGTCCCAAGGAACAGCAACGCCCGTGATGGTGCGGGGTGAGTCCTCACCTGCAGCGGCGTCAAGGGTGACAGGCACGGCCTTAAATTGGATCATGCTTCTTCCATTTCGTTTGAACGGCGGGAGTCCTCGGCGACTTCCCCGGCGTAATCTTCCATGTTGAACTCGACGTAGCGTCCCCTTGGCAGGATGTTGTCTGCCGACAAGGTCTGCTCGATGCAGTCCAGATAGATGCGAGCGCCAAATAGGTACAGGTCTTGTCGGGCCTGCTGGGCGTTCTGATACGTCATTGATGCGCCCTCGGTCGGAGCCGACACCAAATAGGCGGGGATGTTGCACAGGCGAGCCATTTCTAGCGCCTGATACTTGCGCTGGTCGCCAATGACCTCTTGCGGGTTGGTCTTGTACTCACGAAACTCGACTTGGCGAGATAAAGCACCAATAGCGTTCGCTTTACGAGCCTGCGCCCACGCCGACGCCAACGAACCTAAGTCCTCGCCCGACAAATCTTCGCCGTCTACCTGCTGCAAATAACCCGGTGTGGTTTCCAGCTGGGCGTAACGGTCTGCAGCCTGATCTAGGTAAATGCTGGTGTTAATAGCGCGAGCGCCAATTTTCAGGATGCCTTCGATAGGGCTGATGAACTGCACCACGTTGTTTACGTCTAGCGGTTGCCCGTTGAACTCAAGTTCATCTGATGGCCCGTAGAACTGTGGGTAGCCGGTTTGTTTGACGCTGGACATGTTTGATGCGGGTAGCCATGTAAACGCTGCGGGGAATCCTTGTGTGCCGCCACCAGCTGGTGCGTAGCGGCGGGTGATGTAGGCGTAGGCGACACCGTAAAAGAACAAGTCGGAGAAAATGTTTACAAAGAAGAACGAGCGGGAGACTTTTGGATCTGGGCGTTCCATCCAAGGCTCGAGCGGAAGGTAAACTTCTTCGTAGTTTTCGCCCATCCATT